CAGTGCTTGGTGATGATGTTAAATTATTAAGTGACTCTGCTGTACTAAGTTTTGGTGCAGATTCAGATGTAACTGTTACTCATGACCCTGACGATGGTTTATTTTTTAAAAGTGCAGCAACGGGTGATGACAATCCTTTTTTATTAACATTACAAACTGGCGAAACAGATATTGCAGCAAACGATATATTAGGTGCTATTAACTTTCAAGCACCTGATGAAGGTACAGGAACAGATGCAATATTAGTTGCAGCAGGAATTGAAGCAGTATCTGAAGGTGATTTTAGTTCATCAAGTAATGCTACAAAATTAAGTTTTAAAACAGGTGCTAGTGAAGCAGCTACAGAAAAAATGTCATTATCATCCGGTGGTAATCTAACTATATCAGGAGATCTTACAGTATCAGGTGATGATATTACTATGGGTACAAACACTGCAGGTAATTTATTAATTGCAGATGGTACAAACTTTAATTCAATTGCTGCAGGTGATTTATCAGCAATATCTACAGTTGCAAGTGATGATGTGTTACTAGCAGTAGATACTTCAGGTGGCGGACTTAAAAAAATTACAAGATCAACTTTAGTAGCAGGACTTGCTACGTCAGGTGCAATATCAAATATAGTAGAAGATACTTCACCTCAATTAGGTGGTGATTTAGATACTAATTCTGCAAACATTTTAATTGATGATGCACATTTTATAGCAGATGAAAATGGTAATGAACAAATCATATTTCAAACAACAGGTTCAGCAGTAAATCAATTTGATATTACAAATGCTGCATCAGGTAATGCTCCGCTATTATCAGCAACAGGTGGTGATTCTAATATTGATCTTGAAATAGTAGCAAAAGGTACAGGCCATGTAACAATTAAAGGGGATACTAATTCAGGTGCTATTCAATTTAACTGCGAATCTAATTCACATGGTCAAATTGTAATTGCACAACCTCACTCGGCTGCTGTTACAAATACTTTAACTTTACCAGCTGGTTCTAGTTCAACTTTAGTATCTTTAGTTTCAACAGATACACTAACAAACAAAACATTAACTAGCCCTGTTATTAACACAGGTACTTTTGGAACATCTATATTACCTACTTCTGCAGATGGAACAACTTTAGGTTCTGCATCTAAAGAATTTTCTGATTTATTTTTAGCAGATGCTGGTACAATTCAATTTGGTAATGACCAAGATATTACACTAACACATGATGCTGATGTTGGATTAAAATTAAAACATGCAGCTACAGCTGATGATAAACCAATTGTATTAACATTACAAACTGGTGAAACAGACATGGCAGCAAATGATGTTATGGGTGCTATTAGATTCCAAGCTCCTGATGAAGGAACTGGAACAGATGCTATTTTAATAGCTGCTGCAATTCAAGCAGTTGCAGAAGGAGACTTTAGTTCTTCTAATAATGCTACAACATTAGAATTCCATACTGGAGCAAGTGAAGCTGCATCTTCAAAAATGACTTTAAGTTCAGCTGGACTATTAACTATTGCAGATGACTTAATGATTAAAGATGGTGGTACTATTGGTGTTGCCTCAACTAATGATGCATTAACACTTTCTTCTGCTGGACTTCTTACAGTTAAAGATGACCTTGTAATTAAAAGTGGTGGTACAATAGGTGGCGGAGGTGATACTGATTTATTAACTTTAGGTTCAGCTATATTAACTGTTGCAGGCGAAGTTCAAATGACAACTTTAGATATTGGTGGAACTAACGTTACATCAACAGCTGCAGAATTAAATAAATTAGATGGAGTTGGAACATTAAAAGAAGCTGGTAAAGAAACTATTTGGGTTCCTTCAAATGCTATGACACCAACTACTTCAAATGGAGCTGCAAGAGCAACAGTTGAAACAACATCTGGTAGACCTGATATGGAAGTTTTAGATTTTGATAAAGATAGCGATGAGTTTGCTCAATTTGCTATAGCGTTCCCTAAATCATGGAATTTAGGTACAATTACTTTTCAATGTTATTGGTCTGGTTTAGCAGCTACTACAGGTGTTGCTATATCATTACAAGGTGTTGCGATGAATGATAATGAAACTATTGATGTTGCTTATGGAACAGCTGTAGTTGTTACCGATGATGCACAAAGTGCTGTTGAAGAATTATTAGTTACTGCTGAAAGTGGTGCAGTTACAATTGCTGGAACTCCAGCAGATAATGATCTTTGTTATTTTAGAGTAGGTAGAGATGTATCTGATGGTAATGATGATATGGCAGGAGACATGAGATTACATGGTATTAAAATATTTTTTACAACTGATGCTGCTAACGATGCGTAAAGGGATTAAATTATGTTTGGATATAGAAATTTAGGATTTGGATCAGGTGTAGCAGCTTCATTACCCCTTGAAGTAGAATATTTAATTGTTGCTGGTGGCGGTGCTGGCGGAAAAGGCGCTGGCGGCGGAGGAGGAGCCGGAGGATATAGGGCTGCAACAGCTTTAACTTTAACTTCTGGAGTACAATATACTATTACAGTCGGTGGTGGTGGAGCTGCTGAAGATGCAGAAATTCATCCTGGAGCTGATGGTAATGATAGTGTTTTATCTGGAACAGGAATTTCAACACTTACTTCCGATGGAGGAGGAGGTGGATCAAGACATGGTGGTAATACTGGAGACGGTAATATCGGCACACCTGCTTACTCTGGACGAGATGGTGGATCCGGAGGCGGAGGCGGTGGTTCAACTAACGGAAATACCAGTGCTGGAGCTGCAACAGGCGGAGGTACTGGAAATGCTGGTGGTATCCACGATAATACTCCTGGAAATGGAGGAGTTTATGGAGCTGGTGGCGGAGGAGGTGCTGGTGCTGTTGGTCAAACAGGTACAAACGCAAGAGGTGGAAATGGTGGAGTTGGTCTTGCAAACGATATTATAGAAACTGGAACAAATGTTTATTATGCTGGAGGCGGCGGAGGATCTGCTGAAAATAATCAAGATGTTAATGGAAATGATGATGATACAGTTAATCATGGAAGAACACAAGGTGGTGGCGGAAAAGGTGGTGCTTATGCTAATCGTGATGATGGATTCTGTGATGCAACTGCCAATACTGGTGGTGGCGGAGGCGGAAGATCATTTTCTGTTGCTCCATCAGGAGGTGGAGACGGCGGAGGCGGAGGTTCTGGTATTGTAGTTTTAAGAATGGCAACTGCAATCTATACAGGGACTACATCAGGTTCTCCAACAGTTACAACAGATGGTTCAGATACAGTTTTAAAATTTACAGGTGATGGGAGCTACACAGCATAATGGCATATTTTACAAAATTAAACGATGATAATGTTGTTGTGGCAGTTCACTCACTTCACGATGACGTTGCAACTGACGAACAAGCTGGAATAGATTTTTTAACTGATCTTCATGGTCATTCTAATTGGAAACAAACTTATAAAGATGGAACAAGAAAAAATTATGCTGGAAAAGGTTATACATATGATGCAGACAAAGATGCTTTTATACCAAATAAACCATATGATTCATGGACATTAAATAATGATACTTGTCGTTGGGAATCACCTGTTGCTTATCCATCTGATGCAAGTCAAGAAAGACAATATCATTGGAATGAAGATTCAACTAGCTGGGTTTTAGTAGAAAGATAATTATGTTACAAAAAATAAAATTTGCACCTGGATTTAATAAACAAGTCACATCAACGGGCGGCGAGAGCCAATGGGTTAGTGGAGATAATGTTAGATTTAGATATGGCTCACCTGAAAAAATAGGGGGTTGGGCACAATTAGGATCAGTTGATATTACAGGAAGAAATACAGCTATTCATCATTTTGTCAATACATCAGGAATTAAATATGCAGTACTTGGTACGAATAGAATTTTATATGCATATTCTGGTGGTATTTTTTATGACATACATCCAATTAAAGCTACAACAACTTTAACTAGTGCTTTTTCTACAACTAATGGATCTTCAGTAGTAACATTAACATTTTCATCAGCTCACAATATAAATAAATTTGATATTATATTACTAGATAACTTTACTTCTATTACAAATTCTAATTTTGGTTCATCAAATTTTGATGATAATAAATTTATGGTAACAACTATACCTTCAACTACAACTCTTACAATTGATGTTGGATCGAATGAATCAGGATCAGGAGCATCTACTTCTGGAGGTATTCGTGTTAAACATTATTATCCAGTTGGACCCGCAGTAGAGGTAGCTTCTACAGGTTGGGGACTTGGTCCATGGGGTGGTTTTGCTTTAGGTGAATTTACTTCGACTTTATCTTCAGGAATTAATAATAGTGTAACTTCTTTAACAATGGCAAGTTCAACTTCATTTCCATCATCAGGAACAGTTTTAATTAATAATGAGTTGATTACTTATACAGGTAATAGTAGTGGAACATTATCTGGTTTAACAAGAGGAGCAAACGGAACTACTGCTGCAGCGCATTCATCGGGCGATACGGTAACTGATGCATCAAACTTTTTTGCATGGAACGCCGCAGCATCTGGAGACGTTGTAACAGCGCCTGGTTTATGGTCATTAGATAATTTTGGTAATAAACTTGTTGCAACTATAACAGGTGGAGAAAGTTTTGAATGGGATTCAAATCCAACTGCAGCTAATGAAACAAGAGCAACAATTATATCAGGTGCACCTACTGCATCAGAATTTAGTTTAGTATCAACACCTGATAGACACGTGGTATTTTTTGGAACAGAAACAACTATTGGTACAAAAGCAACACAAGATCCAATGTTTATAAGATTCTCGTCTCAAGAAGATATCAATACGTACACGCCAACATCAACAAACACTGCAGGTACACAAAGACTTTCAGATGGTTCTAAAATTGTTGGAGCAATCAGAGGTCGTGATGCAATTTATATTTGGACAGATACTGCATTATTTATTATGAGATTTGTAGGTCCACCATTTACATTCTCGTTTCAACAAGTTGGTACTAACTGTGGATTGATTGGTAAGAATGCAGCTGTTGAAGTTGATGGTGCTGCGTATTGGATGTCAGAAAATGGTTTTTTTAGATATACAGGTAAACTAGAATCATTACCATGTTTAGTAGAAGATCATGTATTTGATGATATTAATACAATTCCTAAACAACATATTAATGCAGGATTAAATAATTTGTTCGGCGAAGTAATGTGGTTTTATCCTAACTCTGGATCAGGCACAGTTAACAGAGTTGTAACTTACAATTATCTAGATTCAAGTAGCGAGAGACCGGTATGGACTGTTGGCACATTAGCTAGAACCGCGTGGCAAGATTCTGCTGTATTTGGTAAACCACATGCAACAGAATATGATGATGATGGTACAACAGCTACAACAGATACTAATTATGTTTATGGTAACACTGATGGAACTTCAACATACTATGAACATGAAACAGGATTAAATCAAATTAAAGATGGAGCAACAAGTGCTATTACTGCATCAATTGAATCTGGAGATTTTGATATAGGCCAACAAGGACTTGCTGGTGATGGTGAGTTTATGATGAAAATAAGAAGAGTGATACCTGACTTTTTATCACAAACAGGAGATGCAAGAATAACATTAAACTTAAGAGATTTTCCAAATGACACATCTGCTAGTTCAACGCTTGGTCCTTTTACAGTGACATCAGGTACACAAAAAATTGACACACGAGCAAGAGCTAGATCTATTTCTTTAAAAGTAGATAACACAAGCACTAGTCAGTTTTGGAAACTTGGTACATTTAGATTAGACTATCAACCGGACGGGAGAAGATAATGGCTAGAATAGTACAATCATTAACACAACCTAATAAAGAATACGATCAACAAGTGCAACAATCATTTGTTAGAGATGTAGATAGTATTGTACAAAAATTAAATACAACTTTTCAACAAGACTTAAAAGACGAAGCAGAAGCGGAGGCATATTTCTTTGGCTAATTCATTCGTAAATAAAAAAGTAGACTTAACTACAACAAGTGTTACAATACTATATACTGTACCTGATGCAGCAACTGCTATTGTAAAATCAATATTAGTATCAGAAGATTCAGGAAATGCTGATACTATAACGGTTACTATTACTGATACATCAGATGCTGTATTTAGTCTTTTTAAGACTAAAGCAATATCTGCAAATGCAACAACAGAATTACTTACAGCTCCTTTAGTATTACAACAAAATGAGGTACTAAAAGTGACTGCGGCAACAGCCAATAGGCTACATGTAGTTCTCTCAGCTTTAGAATCTAAGCCGAGAGAAGTTATAACATAGTCTTGATTTATCTGTGGAAAACAGATAATAATGTAAACTCAGGTAGAATCCCTGCTTTAAACTAACGGAAAAATTTATGATAACAAGAGCTCAAATAAGAAGACAACTACGTGCATCAGGTGGGATAACAAACGTTGTTCCAAGAGAAGGATATTTTTTAGGTAAGATAGTTAAAGGTATAGGTAAAGGTATAGGTAAAGTTGTTGACGTTGCAAAACAAGTTGTTAAAAGTCCAGTAGGTAGAGCTGCACTAATAGGTGGATTAGCTACGTTACCTTTTGGTGGACCGGCCGCTGCGTTTCGTAATATAGGCGGAGGGTTAAGTGGATTAAAAGCTGGACTTCTTGGAACAGCTGCAGTAGGTGGACCTCCTAATTTAGCTAGAGCAGCAACAAAAGGTTTATTGGGCTCTGGTGGAAAAATGAGTTTATTAACAAAACTTACAGGTGGAGCTGGATTACTTACTTATTTTATGTCTAAAGGTGCATCAGAAGAAGAAGCAAAAGAATTAGCACAAGATGTTTATAGAGGTGAAGGTATTGGCTTTGATCAAATAAGAGCTGATCTAAATAAATATAAAAGTGGTGAATTAAGTCAATCACAAATGTTTGATAAGAATTATAGATTCTTAACACCTAGAAACTTTGTTGGAGCAGCGGGTGGCAGAGTTAGTTTAAAATCAGGTGGAGATCCTTTATCAGAAGATCCAACTAAACCTATAAAT